GACCAGCCCCTTCGCCTTCAGGAGGAGGATCCGCAGCGGCAGCATCAGGAAGAGATCCATGGACAGGAGGAACACTCTGACGAGCATTCGGAGGTTCAGGAACAATGATGTGACCTGTGCCATTAGGCGGAGGAACAAAGGTGCCTTGTCTAACAACAATTGCCGACTTGAGTTTAACCAAAGCGCCGGAACAACGAGTTTCAATCAAGTACTTATACTGGTTGTAATCAATGTCAAAATCATCAAACAGATTAACTTGTCCGCCCTTGTCAGAACCAATAACGTAATCGTTCATGTTTACAAGAATTGCCAACGGACTTCCTGCAGATGGATCGAAAATATCAACTGGAATAACCGCAGCCACACGAAGTTCAGATGCAAATTGATCAAGAGAAGTATAAATTCTACGACCAAGCGTATCCTTCAACAGCATAACCTGCGAAATAAGCGTTTCGCTAGTATACATCGTTGGCATACCAGTTCCACGATACTGCGCACGATATTGAATAATCGCATCTACGAAATCTGAAATGCCTCCACCAGTTAAATCAGCTAAAACTGGAATAGCAAACATCGGATCATCTTTGGAAATCGGACGAATGCGATCCTCAAGAATCTTGTCTGGATCTGGAACATCTCGACCATCGCTAATGAGAATAGCCCGAGCAAGCTCCTCATCAAGCATGAGTCGCATCTCACCCTTCATCCAAGCAACAACATCAAAGTCGGTGATGTCGAGAATATCGTCACGATCCAACTTCTGCTTCTTGTAAATGGTCTGTGGATTGGTTTCACGACGAGCAGTTCCGTAAAACTCTTCTTGCTTTTCTGCACCCGTAATATAACCCTTTGCACGAGCATCATCATACGTAAGATCCGCCCAGTGAGTCTTCACCCGACTAAAAGGACTCTTACGAGCTCCAGAAAGGACAGAATTTACCCACTCAGTACGACGTGTATAGAATTCTGGAGCTGAAGTAAGTGCTTGAGCTTCAGGGAAAAGCGTATCGATCTGATTGATCCCATGAGCGAGAGCATAACCCTCAACCGCCTGCTTGAGCGAGCCGATTCTCGTCGCATCCGCAACGATTCCCTGAATATCTGCATGCGAGAGAACGGGCCCCTTATCGGCTTGAGCACCCTTCTCGAAAACATTACGGGTCATTGAGCTACCTTCCTGATCAGAATTGGTGGAGTCGTTGCTAATATTATCCTGTTGCGCCGTATCACTATTATCCGAATTATCATTAGTATCTTTACCGGCTGATTCAAGAGCTTGGCCAAGCATATAATGCAAAACATTCTTCTGTTTATCCGTCATAGTGTCATAAACATCTTGAAGCGTTTCATCACTCTCATTATCGCCAGAATTATCAGCATTATCTGAAGAATCATCAGCGTGCTCAATTTCAAGACCTGTATAAATAATTGCTTCATCTTCAAGAGTTACATCTTCATCGTCTGAATGATGAATAGTAACATTCTCAATCAATGCGCCTGGATTTGCCCCAGACAAAACAAGGCTTACCTCACGAATTGATCCATGAAGAACTTTTCCGGACCTTTCAACAAGTTCATTAGCCCAAATAGAGAGCATAGTAATGTCGCCATGAGTCAGGAGATTCTTCGAATGAATCGCCTTTACCGAACTATTAAAATATCCGTACGTGTAAACACCATCATCACGGTTTTCAAGAACGGCATGCCCAAGAACGTTTTCTGGATCTGAGTGACCATGCTGCCAAACAAGCGGAACTCGCATTTTATCTTGATGCTTAAACGCACCAGACATAATGGTTCTACCATCAGAACATTTGAGCCCAGCCTTAGTTGCATAACCACTGAAATCTGGTTCCATTTTGATTGTTCCTTTCAAAAGAGCTAAGGCCCTGAAGTTGGAGTTGGCTGCGGCATATTGCTGTTGACGAGTTTGTCGGCTTTTGGATCGTCCGAAGGTTTAATCCCCATAAAGTCTCTAATTTCATTTGCTGAAAGAATTTCATTACGAGTAAACTTATCAGCAATTTCAGCAACATTAGTGACAGGAACCAACTTGAACGGATCTCTAAAGTATTGAATACGCTCATCACCTCGAGACCCAATAGGGCCAAGAAAAGCTCTTTGCATAGATTCAATAATAGCATCAACTATGGGCTCAATGGTTCTATTAAAGTAATTTAACATAGTCTCTTCATTAGCTGTACCGTTCATTACCTCTTCGGTGAGACCGAGTTGGTTGTACAGCATGTTTTGAAGATACTCGACTTGCTTAAGGAGATTGTTCTCTGCTGGTCGGTTAAGCTGAGTAATCTTTTCAGTGCCATCGGTATAAGCAATACCGTATTGGCTACCTTTAAGCTGAAATTCAATATCTTCTCGTCGCTTCTCTGCTTGCTGTCGTCTTGCTTCGGATTTAATTACATAAGGAAGCTGAATAATCAAATCTAGTTTCCCAGATCCAGATTGTTCATCAATAGCATCAAGAAGACTAAGTTTTCTAATCAATCGTTGAAGAGTTGAGTTTGGTTCATTCATAACTGAGTACAAAGGATTCTCAATTATAGCTACAATTCTTTTTTCCAAAGTAATTTCTTCACGTCTACCTTGATTTTCATTATAAACACTTAAACGAACATGTTTCGGATACCAAGTAACGATTTCGCCAACTCTTAAGCTATAAATGTCAAATATAGCATTATTTTTAGGGTCTCTAGTAGTATCTACTGGAACAATAACCGCAACACCTCTATCAAAAAGCGTCATGGCAATGTCTTGTCTAAACGGCCTTGGTGATTGATCGATATTTGGCTGCCATTTAAGACATTCATTCAACGCGCTTGGCATATCTTCCATATATCGTCCATCAGCATCAATTTTAATATGTTTTATGACTAATCCAGCAACATCTATGCTAATTCTTGTGTAAATAGAAGAAACAATGGAACGTTCATTATAAATAGTAAGCCTTGACCTAGATGGAGACCCTCCACCATAATTTCCACCAGAATAACTAGTGGCATACGCATAATCATCAATTTCCTCATTAGAAATACGGAAGGCGTTCCAAGCTTTCTTTAGTTTATCAAAAATTGGCAAGTTAGATCACCTCCCCTTAAATCGATTCCAATTGAAGGTCATTCGAACGCCTCCTTATTGGCTTTGTATGCCACATATGCATCCATCATGGCCGAAACATTGTCGATTTTCTCATCAGCACGTTTCTTTAGAAGTTTACGGTTTCCATTCGTGTCTTCTAAAGTAACTGCATTGCCCATAGCGAATGACATAAGTTCCTGATCAAAAATTAGCTTTCGCTCTTCTGACAAAATTTTCAATTCACCAAGAGGAACCGACTCTGTTCTTGCGCCTTGAATGACTTTTTCAATTCCGAAAGGCCCATTCTCAAGTTCCCACCTATTTACAAATTCTTTTGCGTTATATGGATCGAACCCAAAACAACGAACGTCGTATTCGTTCTGCCGAATGAACTGATCCAAGTCTTCATAGACTTCCATCATGTCAAGAACGGTACCATCCAATACTTGGAGGCTTCCTTCTTTAATAAATTCTTCATACTTCATTCTCATAGCACCAGGAAGCTTCATTAATGTCAATGACGTAATGTAACTTCTAGTTTTAACACCAAATGAATAATTTGAAAACGGAAACATTAAAGTAAAAGCACAAAAGTCGTCACCTTGAGACAAGTCTGCGCCAAGAGCACAAGGCAAGCCCCAAAATTCTCTAGCCCGATGCGGAAGAGTCTCTTCGTATGTGAAGAAGTACGTATAGCCTTCCATTGGAATGCCAAATCGTTTTGCTAAAATATCATTTCGTGAAGCAGGAGCTTTTTCAGCTCGCTCAACATCTAAATGATAAACATCATAAGTAACTGTCTTTCCAAGATTAGGATTTGCCTTCAACCAAGTTTCAGGATTTGCGATCTCTTCTAGTTCATCTAATTTGTAATGCCAAATCGAAATATGTGGTGCTTGATACTCACCTCTAAGAATGCTAGATAGTTCCATTTTGATTGTGTCTCCAGAACCGTTTCTAACAGTTCCTTCTGAGCTAATAGCAAGAATCAAATAGTCATCCATCTTTGAAGCACCTTGCTCAATTGCTCCAACAACATCTTCTCTAATGTCTCCAGACAACCACTCATCTATTGTAGAAACTTTAGGACGAAGCCCTTGTAACTTATTAATGGTCATTGGCCGAATCTCCAATAGAGATCCAGTCAAAAAATTCTCAATGCCCTTTTTAGTAGAGGCAAGCTTTACTCTCTGTGCCCTAGACCCAGTAGTGTTCTGTAATGACCCTTCGGTCAAGAATCTGAACAAAGGGCCTCTTGATCTAGTGATGGCTGTCCGGAGAGGAGACATTACCTCTTCGGCTTGCTTCATGGTTGGAGCAGTTGTAATCTGATGAGTGGTTGCGGTATCTACATTTAAAAAGTATGCCTGAATGCACTGAGCATACATGGACTTGGCTGCGCCTCTTGCAACTATCAAGTATTGCTTAGAGGTAAGTCTTTTCTTAATTGACTTTAATACATAATGGCCACCACGGCCATCAGCACCTGGCTCATACACGCTTCGTTCAACAAAAAAGTACCAACCAAAAATTTGTTCTGCCCAAAGTTTAAATGTATCAAGAAGATTGAGATCGCTTCCATCAGTAAGTGTAAGTTCAAACTCACAATACTTTATAAAACCATGAACCGCCATGTCATCATAATAAATATTTGGATTAGCAATCAAATCGTCAATTCGATTCATCTCCATGGAAACTTCTCGATTAACTGGAATTTCTCCACGAAGAACAGCTGCTCGGAATTCGCCATAGTATTTGGGAGTTGCCGTGTTAGATAAAGTATCTATATCAGTTATAATCAACTCCCACCTCCAAAGTTACTTTATAAACTTATGCGCATATTTACTTCCTGATGAGATCAATGCCTTACCAGCAGGACTATTAGCTAGATTATAAAGACTAGCCGCAGTAACAGCTCCAGCCATAAGTCCTTTTGCTAAAGCATGTCCTTTTTTTACAGTACTCGGATTCATTCGATTATAACTTTGTTCTAGATTGATTCTTTCGTTTACTAATTTCAGCTGCTTATTAGTAAGTGAAGAAGCCTTTTTACCTCGATGAGGTGCTGTCTTTTTGTAATCGCTACTAGTTGTTCTTCCTGGCCCTTTAGTACGAATACCCCAATGCATTCCTTTAACGCCATGATGCTTAATAAATTCTTCTGGTGACATAGTCATATGGCAGCTCTTCTTCCTCCTCTGGCACCATTGGGTCAACAGGATCAAGTTCCCATTCACGGAACGAATTTAGTCTCCATTCATACTCTTTAATCTGATTATTAGTTGCTTCAATCAAATAAGAGGTTGCTGGAGGATCAAATAGGCTTCTAACTTTCAAATATATGTAAGTCTTAATCATACTACCTTGATTAAGAGGAACAACAAAGTCACTCCATACTGCAGTCTCATCTTCAATAGCAAAACCCGCTACAGGACCGACGCCTAGTTGATTTAGTGTGGAGAAAGCAGCATTAATGTGAGTAATGACGTCTAAATCAAATGGAATATAATCTTCAGCAAGACCAAGGATCTTCTTAGTACTTTTTAAAATGCTTTCTTCCATATCTATCTCCTTTGCTGATTACCATAGCTTTGTGTCGTTCCGAATACGAGCCGCCACCACCTTAGGGAGTAATTTATCGATTCCGTAATGTATTGCGTTATGCGTATTTTGCGTTGTTGTTATTAAATATTCTGGGTCAAATAACCAATCTTCTCCACGAATAACATCCTCATAATCCATTGGGTTAACATGATGAATAAGTAAAGAACCACCAATTTCATATCCAAAAACACCTAAATCACAGCCATTATCACGTATAATAACACTTTGACGAATCTGTCTCCACTCGTGTGACTTATAAAATTTTTGATTAATATAACGATCAAACCCAAAAGTAGATCTTCCAACAGCGCCATTTAATGTTAAATATGAAAACCTATCTTCAAATGAATCGTACCTAGAAAGCTCAGAATATGATCTAATAATCGTCATAACCGTCATCATCCTGAATGTCTTGAGTAACTCTTCCTGCATAAGATCGCATAGCATCAAGCGCTGCAGAATATAGTTCTTCAACTTTCTTAGCTGAAGCTAAAGTATCTACTCTAGCGCCTAAAAGCTCATTTTCTCTATACAATCGTTCTTGCTCAAGCCGTTCTCTTGTAGATCCAAGTTTTAAGTAATGAGTAATGACTTGAGCAGATGCGGTTCCTTCTGTTAATTGTCTTTCAGCCAAATCGATTGCTAGCGAGACTAATTGATTTTCACGATTCTCATCCGTAGTGGCTGGCCTACGTTTAGGACCTCGCTTAGCCGCCATTTGACCTCCTTTAATAATTGCCTATTGCACAAGTCCAGTAGGCGCTCCATAGAATTTAGCATCTCCAAAAGAGAATACTCCACCATCTCTGCCCATCATCCAATAACCCTTACCCGTTGGAGTGCATTCAATAGCATTAATTGGCTCTGCCAACTTAACGTCACCAAGCGATCCAAAGAATCCAGCATTGCCAAAGGTAAAGATTCCCCCATCTGATCCACACATCCAATACCCACGATCATCAGGAGTAGGAGCCATATCAACAACAGGCGCGGCTAGTTTTTCGTTTCCGAGTGAGCCATGAAACTTGGCATCACCATAAGTAAAGACGCCACCGTCCGATCCAATTACCCAATAACCTTTACCTGTTGACGTGCATCGAAGTGTCACTGCTCCTCCTTGCTCCACTGGTTTGGGTGGTTCTGTAATGGTTGAGCCGCCTGCCGCCATGTCAATAACGTCATCCATTGGAAAGTTTGGCCCACAATCCCAATGCCCTCCTCCTGCTGCGCCGAGGTCAACATGCATAATGCCACCTCGCCCATTGGGATCCGTTGTTCTTACAATCGGAATATTAAACGCATGCGCTTCTTCAGCAATCCATTTTGCCGTATTATCAAGCATAATTGGATGAGCAGCCCATTCAGCCGGTGACCAAGCGGCAAAAGCACAAAGCTCTATTTGAACAGAATATGGATTTGCATTAGCTGCTGTCCAAGCTTTATTACCACGATCAACATACTCGCCAATTATACCTGGCTGATCATCAGCTCCAGCATGAGAGCTAACCCCACTCGATGGATTTGAAAAGAAGCTTCCCAACGATTCGATGGTTCTGGAACCTTCCGCAGTATGCAGGACAATAAGCCTGACACCACTTCCGCCTCGCCCTGAATAGTTTGGACTCATCATTCGCTTGCGTTGTAGAGCCATCAGCGCCTCCCCTCGTATCCAATTTCTTCTTCATCAGAATCAAATCGCTTGCCTCGTCTTTCCTCCGCAGCTAGGCGACGAGGATCATCTCGCTGAAGCCAACGTCCATCTTCGTCATCATCCAAAGGAATCCTACGATGATCATCTACCGGTTCTTCAGCAGGTTCTGGGGTCGGCTCTGGAGTATCATCTCGGCGTTCATAATCAGGCATGTATTTTCTCCTTTTTAGAGCAGATCACTTTCATAGCTAATTCGAAGCGGACCATTCCCTGCTGTAGTGCCAGATCCAGTGTTAAGAGCAACTTGAAGATGGTCTCCAGCAATTACTCGCATTGGCACAGAGAAGGAATTATAATAAATAGCAGCAGGCCCCACAACAGTAAGGGCATTTGAGTTTCCTGGTGGAGCACCATTTACCCATGCTGACCAAATAAATCGTAAGTTGGCAGGTAACGAGGAACTTACAAACCAATCAATTCGATAAACACCATCTACTGGAACAACGAAAGCGTTATTATTGGCCCATAAACCATAAACATCATAACTAGCTGCTCCACCAGCAACAACAGGTGCAACAGCATTATAAGCAGCACTAGCACAGTAAAATTTTAATGCCGTAATTGCACGCTTCCAAATTCCGCCTGCCACATCGCCTTTGGCAATCCATAAATCATCATACTTATCAGTAAAAGTTTGAAAAGGTGTTCCAGAAGCAACTGGAG